GAAAAGTTCCACACCCAAACCAAACCAAAACCTAACGAAAGAGCATATTGGACCCTAAACGGCCCTCGAGCGACCACGTGTCTAGAGGAACCATTATGTCTCGCGTTAGCCAAGTACTCGCATCCATCTCCGACCCCTCTCTCAAGGCGGTCATCCAAGAAGAGGCTTACAAATCCATTCGTACCACATTGCAAGCCGCCAAACATCTCAACCCCTACGCTCATCCATCAGAGACTGCCGAGTTTCTAGAGCGCCAGGGCATCATTTCAGACCCATACGCCGTCGCGGCCCACACTCATGCAGCAGCCAAATGCTTGGAGCTGGACCTGTACGCGAGCGTATCGCACTACATGCCAAAGGAGAACCCCGTAACATTCCTCTTCATGAAACGGGCGAAACTCCAATACTTCCGGAGAGGAACCCAACAAGGAGACGTCTTTGTTAACACCCTCTTCGAGCCCAAGGATGCTGCCCGATACCCATTAGACACGATCTGCAGCGCCATTCCCCCAATCCAAACACAGATGGCATTCATGGGAGACACGCTGCACTTCCTGGAGCCGGCGTTCCTCACAGACCTCTTCGACCGCTCCCCGCACCTAAACACCCTCTATGCCACCATGGTGCTGCCACCAGAGGCAAAGCACAAACTTCGCTCCCTCCACCCCTTGGTCTACACATTGCAATACCTTAAAGACCACTTCATATACCTCCCCGGAGGACACGCCGGGGCCTCCTACTGCCACACGTACTCACAGCTTCAGTGGCTGGACGTAGGACACATCGTTTCACCGTCAGGGAACTGCATCACTGCCCAGCGGATCGAAACCAAAGCGGCGAACCACCTCTTCGTGTTCATCAGAGGGCGCCTCAACACCCCCCCCATGAGATCCTTCGCACCCATGCGGGCATACTGCACACTCCCCGCAATCTTTCTCCCCACAGAGTTTAACTCCCGGACGCCCTACACCAAAACCTTCCTCCAACAGATGTTTCTCTACCTGAAAAGCATCAAGAAGCCAACTGAGACCGACCTGTACGCCAAGTTCAGGCAGTTGACGAAGACCGATGACCTCCAAGAACTGGACCCGAAGAGATCACACTATGGTGAACTACTTCCTCCTCATCTCGAGGCTCGATTCAGTCACCTGCTTCGATGCATTCTCTCAGGGTCGGCACTCCGGAGGCTGCTCAAGCCCCTAATCTGTTGGATGGAGAAGATGAGACAGACCATCTTTGGCCGGGAGGAATTCGTGAGACTCATGAAGGCCCTCGAGTGGACGGACATCACCTTCACCGAGCAAGTGATGGCCTACCACACGGGAAGTACGTGGGAGAGATTCTTGGGAGGCAGCTTTAAAGCGCTCCCCCTCGGAAATGAGCTCGGTCCAGGCCTCCCCGAGGAGCTACGGGCAGAAGTGGCAAGGTACTACGGCAACGCTCTGCTCACGGGACTGGACGAGACTGACCCCAAGGCCGAAGCCTTCGCTCTCCTCTGCAACAACCCCCACGGGACCACGCTCTTCGCCCCACACACCACAGCCCCCGAGGAGGACATCACTCACCGAGTCTTGGCGCTAAAAGTCCCGCGCGGCTCCCCCCCCCCCGGGTTCGAAGGCCCCAGCAGTTCGGCCCAGCCAGAGCAGGAGAAGGAGGTGGCCAAACCCGCCACCCCGCCGGAGCAGGAGAAGCAGCCAGAAGGCCAAAAGATGATTACCCGGCCTGTCTCCGCGCTCGAAAACGCCCTTCCCTGGAACAAATGGACCCCGATACTCCGGGGACTTGGGTTCCAGGCCCGAGAAATCCAAAGGAGCCCGCATGACAATTCAGTTATCATGCCAATCACGAACATCGTCAGCGGCCTCCCAATAAGCCAAATTCAGGGGCACGAACTGGTTATGGGAGTCCTTGAGAAGCTCTCACGCAAACCGACCCCATGGACCCCCTGCCCCCTCCGAGCCCGGTCCTACACCTCCGACATCAAAAACCACAGGACGGGAGCGCTTCTCCTCAAGGAAAGCGCCACCTGGAAGGAGACCCAAACCCTCAAAGCGGAGAGGTTGGAGAAAACGGTAGGGCTCTCTGTTATCCACGGATGCGGCGGCTCAGGCAAGTCCTTCGCCTTCCAGGAATTGCTGAGGCAACACCCGGATGTAGATCTCCAGGTAGTCTTGCCCACGAACGAGCTCCGGCTCGACTGGATGGCCAAAGCCCCAAAGGTAAGGCCAGAGAAGATCAAGACCTACGAGCGGGCGTTCACTGGAGTCTCATCGCCAGTAGTCCTTTTCGACGACTACGGCAAACTGCCAGCCGGCTACATCGAAGCCTACGTGGCAGTGCAAACTAGGGTGGAACTCGTGATCCTCACGGGAGACGCGAGGCAGAGCACCCACCACGAGAACAACGAGCAGGCTATGATCTCTCAACTTGCCCCTGCCACTGAAGTGTTCCAACCCCTCTGCCGCTACTACATCAATGCCACTCACCGAAACAAGAGGGACCTCGCCAACAAACTGGAGGTTTACTCCGAAAAGGAGGGGGAGACCAAGATAACCATGGGTTTCCAACCCATCAAGGACCTTCACCTCCTCGTGCCCTCTCTCCTAAAAAAGTCAGCCTACGGCGAGATGGGACACAAAGTTTCAACCTACGCGGGCTGCCAAGGCATCACCGCCCCAAAAATCCAAATACTGCTGGACAACGACACGGTCATGTGCTCCAAGGAGGTACTCTACACAGCGCTGTCCAGGGCGGTCCACTCCATACACTTCATCAACACAGGGCCAACGCACAGCTCCTTCTGGGAGAAACTTGAGGCCACACCCTACTTGAAAGCCTTCCTGAGCACGGTCAGAGAGGAGGCCATTGCAGCGCACCAGTTGCCGAGCGCGGACCCCAGGCCAGACCCAGAGCCCAAGACGCACTTCCCGGTGGAAAACACATCGTGCGCGCTCGGGGCCTACATGGAAAAAGTGCCTGAGAAATTCGAACGGGAGATCTTCACGGAAGACCGGGGCCACACCAACTGCGTACAGACGCAAAACCCCTTGGTTCAGCTCTTTCCCCATCAGCAGGCCAAGGACGAAGCTCTCCTCTGGGAGACAATCAAGGCTAGGCTGACAATAAGCAGCCCCGAAGCGAACTGGGAGGAGTTCTATAAGAAGAAGGACATCGGGGACATCCTCTGGCTGCACTACAAGAAGGCTATGACCCTTCCAGAGGAGCCACTTCCCTTCTCAGAGGATCTCTGGAGACTGTCCGCGGCCGAGGTGCAGAACACTTACCTCTCCAAGCCTATGAACATGCTCAAAAACGGCGAGAGGAGACAATCCCCGGACTTCGAGAAGCACCAGATCTTACTCTTCCTCAAGTCGCAGTGGGTGAAAAAGATGGAGAAGCTAGGCGGACCTAAAATTAAGGCTGGGCAAACCATAGCCTCATTCCAACAACACGCCGTCATGCTGTACGGAACAATGGCCAGGTACATGAGGAGGTTCCGGGAAGCCTTGGGCCCAAACCACATCAAGATCAACTGCGAGGCCACCCCAAAGGACCTTTCCCGCTTTATCCAAAACTACTGGGACTTCAAGCCAGCGTCCTACGCTAATGACTTCACCGCCTTCGACCAATCCCAGGACGCCGCCATGCTCCAGTTCGAGATCCTCAAAGCCAAACACTTCAACATTCCGGGGGAGATCATCCAAGGATACCTGGACATCAAGCTGAACGCAAAGATCTTCCTTGGAGTCTTAGGCATCATGAGACTTACGGGTGAGGGACCGACCTTCGATGCCAACACTGAGTGCAACATCGCCTACACACATACAAGGTTCGACATCCCGCCCGGCACGGCACAACTTTATGCTGGAGATGATTCCGCGATCGCTTGCGTGCCACCCGAGAGACCCTCCTTCAAGCTGATTGCAAAATCACTTGCCCTGGAGGCAAAGCCCGTCTATGCCCCACAAGTCGCCGGGGCCTGGGCAGAGTTCTGCGGCTACCTCATCACGCCAAAAGGCCTCATCAAGGACCCGGCCAAACTCTTTGCCTCCCTTAAGCTGCTCCAAGCAACTTCGGGAAGCAAGAAAGAGCTCGTAGAAGCGGCGGGCAATTATGAGAGAGACGTCGGCCTAGCCTACGCCCTAAAGGACTCCCTGTACGAAATCCTCTCCCCAGAGCAAGCAGAACTCCACCAGGAAACGGTTAGAACCTTAGTTAAGCTGACTAAGGGGGCCTACCTGGCCACTCTCGAATAGTGATGGACACCTTGGTGAGTGAGCTCCAAAGACTCGGATACACTAGGACCAACCTCCCCCTCTCCCGCCCCCTCGTTATCCACGCAGTAGCAGGCGCCGGAAAGTCCACCCTCCTCCGACATTTACTCACCCTCCCACAACCCTTCTACGTGCAGACCCACGGGATCCCGGACCCCCCAAACCTGAGCCAGAGATACATCCGACCGGCCAACGTTCCCCTCTCCAACCACTTCAACATCCTCGACGAGTACCTGCGGTCCCAGTCAAAGGATCCTGGGACGCCCTCATCGCGGACCCCCTCCAACACCCAGAAAACTGCCTCCCCCCACTTCACCCGCAACGTAACCCACCGATTCGGCCCGGACACCTGCTCTCTCCTCTCCTCCCTCGGCATTGACATAGTTAGCGCCCCGGACTCGGAGCAGGACACCCTCACGCTCAGCCCCATCTTCGAGGGCACTCTGCAAGGCCAGATTCTCGCGCTCGACACTGACTGCGCACGCCTCCTCGAGGCCCACGGCGTCCCGTTTCTGTGCCCCAGGAGGGTCCTCGGCTTGGAGTTCCCCGTTGTCACGGTCGTCTCCCTCTCCCCACTGAAACAGCACCCCAGCCCCCAGGAGCTCTACATCGCCCTAACCCGCCACCGCAAGGAGCTCCATGTCCTCGCCCCTCCGCCTTACCCCACCTCCCGACCCCACTAAGGCCCTCATCCCAGCAGTAGTCGGAGTCTCGGTCGCGGCAGCCATCTTCCTTCTCACCCGCTCCACCCTCCCCCACGCCGGCGACAACATCCACAGCCTCCCTCACGGGGGCCGCTACCGGGACGGCACCAAAGCCGTGGACTACTGCTCACCCCACCGAGACCCCTTCAAACCCACCCAACTGCATGCCGCCCTCCTCGTCCTCGCACTCCTGGCCCTCATCCACCTCTCTGGCTGTCTTCACCGCCGCCCTCGTCCTGACATTCCTTGCTCTTGCCCTGCTCACCCCCCCCCCCCCTAAGTGCTTCGTCCGAGTCTCAGGAGCCGAGGCCACCCTCTCAGGAGACTGCTCCACGCTCTCCCCGGAGGCCCTCAGGCACCTCAAGCCCCACTCACACAGGTGTTAAGTTCACCAAACTCCCGAAATCCAAATGACAACCACCACAACCACCAACCCGATTCCCCCGCAAGCTGGGACTAGCACCCCTTCAGCGGCATTCGCCCCCCTCTCCCAGGAGGTCCTGGAGACACTCAGTTTCCCGGTAACTTCCAACCTCGTCCCCTCCCCTACAGAGCTCGCAGCCATAGCCGATGCCTGGACCACCCTCGGAGTCCCGGCGGCAGAAACGACCAAGCACGCCCTCGCTCTGGTCAACTTCTGTTTTGACTCGGGCTCTTCCGCAACCACCCGCTTCACTGGAGCCTCCCCCACCCCCACCATCCCCCTGTCCGCCCTGGCCGGAGCCGTTCTGGAGCTGGTACCCATCAGAAAGTTCTGTAGGTACTTCGCCCAGTACATCTGGAATGCTCGCCTCACCGCCAACGCCCCCCCGGCTTCATGGGAAGCTTGGAATTTCCCAGAGAACGAGAAGTTTGCCGGCTTCGATTTCTTCGATGGGGTCCTCAACACGGCCTCCCTCAAGCCACCCCAGGGGCTCGTCAGGAAGCCCACGGAAGCAGAACGGGTCGCCAACGCAACCGCCAAGTCCCTCCACCTCTTTGAGGCAGCCACCCAGCGCTCCAACCTCGCGTCCACCGCCACCCAGTTTACCCGTGGGAGACTGACGGACACGAGCCCAACTATCCAGTTCCTTCCGGCACCAGAATAATTTCTTTTCTTTCCATGCACGCCCGTCACCGTTGTTCCCACTTGTTGGGTGACATGTCGGCTTCAAGTGGTTTCCCCCAACTTAATGTGGGGCTTTGTTTTACAGTTCCTTTCAAATTT